GAAGGTAAAGCAAAAGCAAACAACAATCCTGCACCAGGTACTGTTATTGGTAAAGCACTTGAAAACAGCGAAGGTGATGCAACCATTGAAGTGGTAATTGGTCGTTTCTAAAAACAACTAACACTTCAGAAAATAGGGCTCTTGGTAGCCCTATTTTTTTGGATAAATATATGATAATAGAATGGTAATAAAATGGGATTAACTAGACCACGTGCTCATCAGCTGCAAGACAGCGATTTTAAACAAAGCGTAAGAGCTATTTCTACAAGTGACGTTACATTAAGCGGCGGTGCACCTAGCACTGTTGATGGTGTTAGTTTAAGTCTCGGCGACAGAATTCTTGTTACAGGACAAAGCACAGCTAGTCAAAACGGTATCTATGTTGTAACCACAGTAGGTGCTGGATCAAATGGCACATGGGCAAGAGCAGTTGATGCAGATACCACAGGAGATATGACAGCTGGTATGGTTGTTATGGTTACTGAAGGCGATAGTTATGCTGATACCAGTTGGAAAATTACCACAAACGATCCTATTACATTAGACACTACAGGCATTACTTTTGAACAAAGTAGTGCATATGGTTATGGTACTATCGCTGTTGCAGGTCAAAGCAGTATTGTTGCAGACAGCGTCGGCGATACACTGACTGTAGCATCTGGAAATAATATAGTAGTAACTACTGATGCAGGTTCAGACACTCTGACTGTTGCTGTTGCTGATAACATCAGTGCAAGTGGAACTATTACAGCAACTGGTAACATAACTGGCGGAAATTTATCTATTTCTGGTACTATCAATTCAGCAGGATACACTGATATCACTTCTGCTGGTAACATTACATTACAATCACAAAGTCAACTTTTCTTTTACGACAGTGATAGTAGTCATTATCTATCTTTTAGATCCCCAACAACGGTTAGTGCAAATATTACTTGGACATTACCTGGTACCGACGGTACCGACGGACAAGTATTAAGCACAAACGGCGGCGGAACACTAAGTTGGGCTGATGCAGGTGCCGGCGGAGGATCTGGTGGAAGCAGTTACCCAAACAGTACAATCAGCACCCTGCCAGGTAAAGATGGGAACTATGATTTAAGCAAAACACCTGCTCAAACAACAAGTGAAACGCCATTTGAATCAGGTGTTACTGATCCATTTGGTGTAAACTTAGGTAGTGTATTCAGCATGATGGATCCGATCGGTAGTATTCAAACATCCGCAGAAGGCGAAGGCGGTCTTGATTTGGGTGTGTTAACATAATAAATATGGTATAGGAGTAAACAATGCCAACTGTATTACAATTTAGACGAGGAACAACAGCACAGAATAATGCTTTTACTGGTGCTGCTGGCGAATTAAGTATTGATACTGATAACGACAGTATTCGTATTCATGATGGTTCAACAGCAGGCGGGTTTGAAACTAACGCTAAAGAGGCACAGTACGCTGACGTTGCAGAAAGATACCACGCCGATGCTATCTATGAACCAGGCACGCTGTTAAAGTTTGGTGGCGAAAACGAAGTAACTGTGACAACCAGTGATGCTGAACCTAGAATTGCAGGTATTGTGAGTACAGATCCATACTGTGTAATGAATAGTCCTCATAGACGTCCAGACTTAACAAACGAATGGCATCCTCCTATAGCATTGCTAGGTCGTGTTCCTGCTCGAGTAGTAGGAAAGGTTATCGCCGGCGATATTATGGTTGCTAGTGATGTACCCGGTGTTGCTAGAGCATGGACTGAGGATACTAGTCCTCCTGCAGGCAGTGTTGTTGGTAAAGCAGTACAAAGCAAAGACACCGACGGCGAAGGCGAGATAGAGATTGTCTGCGGTCGTGTATGATTCAAGAACGCTATCGTAACGACTATGACGGCGAGTTTGTAATAGTACGAACTACAATTAAAAATGGACAAAAACACCAAGAACGTGAGTGGGTGCCAAATCCTATTGAAAACAATTATATTAGTGCCAGAGCAGTAGTAATCGGCAATGGTACTAGTAGAAGTAAATTCCCAATACAAAGACTTCAAGGCCACAAAGGCGGATTGCTAGGTAAGAAACGTTTACAGAGTTACGGCAGTGAAGGTTGCTGGAGAGAACTACAATGCGATTTTTACGTTGATACTGTTAGTAACGAACAGCAAGAATTAATCGAATCTAAATACAACGATCGTGTAACTGTGTACACTGGTGCTAAACAATGTATAGCGTATCCTGGCGAGTTTTATATGATTCCTTACAATGTAAGTTTAGTAAGTGATGCTGCTTTAGCAATGTATATTGCAGCATTCGATGGACATAATGAGATTTACTGTGTTGGCGTTGATGGTACAGATCAAAACGATAACGCAAATGCAAAAGCAATATCACAGATCGAATCTATAATCAAAACTTATTCAAAAACACAATTTATATTTGTTAATAATAATCCTAATCTGCCGTCAGAGTGGAGACAGCATAAAAACTACGGTTATATAACCTATCCAGAATTTATTTCTAACTGCGACGTTTGAATCTGTCTAATTGTTTCTATTTTTTGTATCACATCATGCATGTTTACTGTTGACCATAAACCAGGATGCATCGGTCGAGGCCAAGTCCGGCTGTTAATCCAACTATACCCAACATGTTCGTGATTTAGAATAGGAATAAATTCTTTTTCAACTAAACAAAAAAATGTGTGATAACAAAACTTATTATCAGGGCTGGTAAATTTTTCTATAGGAACTAATTTAACATATTCAGGCATACTGCCTAATTCTTCACTGCATTCTCTGTAAATAGTGGTCATTAATGTTTCGTTGCCTTCACATTTGCCACCGGCTAGTCCCCAAGTCTCAGGGTATTTAGGATCATTGCGTAGTAGATAAAGATATCTGTTTGTTGCTATGCTGTAAAACCAAATGCCAACAGCATTTATAACACGAGACTCCATTCTCCCCCCGGGTAAAGTCCTTCGTAACTCTTGAGCCATTGCCCGCTTGCCCAGCGGTATTGAATGCTAGTTGTTAAATTAGTAACATACTGCACATCTGTGAGTTCACTGCTATCAAATACCACAGTCCATTTTGTGCCGTCGTATTGTACAATGTCGTCTGCACTAGCAACCAACGGAGTGTTATCGGTTCCTCTCCAGGCTTCTGCATTTCCGTCGTTGGTAGTACCAGTACTTTCGACAAACAAGTAACGTTGTCCAGTTGCAGCCGCTGGTAAACCAGCACCGGGGCCTTTGCGTAGCGGATCTACTATAGCATTGATTGGGTCTAATGTGTTTGTAGGAATAGTATCTTCATCTACTGTGAATAATAAGAATCTATCATCACTTGGGTGGAAAGCCACTGTACCTACAATTTCGCTTTCGTCGTATGGATTTGTTAATCTAATCTGGCTAATACCGTTGCGTAACTCGCCATACAAGTCAACAACAGTATGCCACATTAGGTTACTAGGTTGGCTAGCTGGAGCATCAATACTTTCAATTTCTTCTCCGACTGCATTTTGTTCTAATACCTGTAACTGATTACCGATTAATAGTGTTTGATAATTGTACGGTGTCATCTTCTGACGTGTACCTAACAGTAAATCGTTGTTTAGAATTGCTTCATTGTAGTCGCCTTCTGCATCGTAGATGCTAGCAATAATTTTTTGTACCACACCTAGCTTCTTAACTTTAGCAGGAGGGGAAATCCAAATTGGCATACTAAATCCAATGCTAGCAATATCAATAGGATCTTCTGTGCCCATTGGAATAGTTCTACTACTCCAGTTTGTTCTTTCTAGATTAACAACACTTAAACTAGTCCAATCTAAGAAATTGTCGGTTGCTTGTATTTCTAAACTCGGGTTAAACAGTGTTAATATTTGTTCTAGCAATTGCAATTTTTGATTTGTATTGCTGGTCCAAATATCTAGTTGAACTTCTAGATTGTATGGCACAGGCATTAGTCGTTCTACAGTAAATGCATTTGCCTGCGTGGTATCGTATGTTTGTGTATCTTCGTCCCATACACGCTGTCTTACGTTGCGTTTTTCTACAAAGTATGGTTCTTGCATTCTATCGCGAGCATAGTTTAGTCCAGTAACATAAAAAGTCATTAGTGGAGTTGCTGGCATGCTGTTAGAACTATTGTTTTGCAGTACTGTTTGTGCTTGTCTGCTAGCATCTCCGTAACGTACTGGAACTCGGTATAGTGCAAAACTGCCGTCTTCTTCTCTGCCGTATTCTACTTCAAAGTTGCTAAAGATTCTTGTAAACTGTAGCAAGAATCTTCGTATTTGTTCATCATAAAAAAACTGTTGAGCCATTAGTTATCTGCCTCTGGGCGTAATAGGTTACTGAGACTCTGACGACTCGGAATATCGCCTCTATCTTTGGTCTCAACTGTAGCATCATTGTTAACAAAGCTGCTACGCAATGTTTTGTTATCTGTACCCGGTGTGAGATCAGTTCTGACATCGTCTTCGACTTTGATCCATCTTGCTCCGTCGTATCGGAATAATCTATTTGGAAAATAATCTAGTCGTAACGCATACTCGCCCACTTCTGGATTTACTGGGAAACTAATACCGGGTGTCACTGGTAATCCGTTTGGTGCTGTTTCGGTGCCAGTTAAGTAACCTAACACATAACCTTCACTTTGCGGAGTTACTGTGTCGTCACTTACTGAATCGTCCTGGGTTGGGTTCCCAGGTGTACCGTCTTCGTTTGTACTAACAATATAAAACTTAGTATTATCGTAACCGCTAAACGGGACCTCAAATTCTGCTTGTGTAAGAATAGCATCATTGATTTCGATGTCTTTCTTTTTAGTAGTAAGCAAATCAGATTCTGTGTCTGGTGTGTAAACAGTCCAGTATGTTGTATTTGTAATTTCAACACCAGGATCTACATTTGTAATTGCTTGATAGTAAGTGCTACCGTCTAACACAATACTTCCACTAGGATAGTAGTTACCTGGATCCCATATATTGTCTGCGGCAAATGGCTTGCTGAGAATGTCGTTGTATTCTTGCGAACCAACCAATGGTGTAGCCTTAACACGCCACAAGTGTGGTAGCCAAGTTTGACTAAATCCTTCACTTGCAAAAGCCGCATCTTGAATTACATAATACTTGGGTAATGCCTTTGGAATGTCTGTGTCTAGTGGGTGATAGTCTTTTAAGTTTGGTAGTTCTAGTACATCACCATTCATTAGTTTACGACCAATGGTATCAATCATAAAGTTGTAGTGGAACGTGATAAACAGTGTGTCGTTGTTTAAGAACAATCCAAACTGACTTAGATCGAAGTCAATATCTTGTGCATTGTAAACACCACGCATGGTATAAACATCTGGACTGTAACTACGATCTCTGTTTTCTAGTAGGAATAAATCTTCAATAAACAGCGGATTCTCACTGCTGTAACTAGGTTGTGTAGCGTCTTGTGTACCACCGCTTACACTTGAACTGTCATCACCGCTGGGTTTAGGTCCAAGATACTTGTGGACATACATATCAACACCGCCAACTTGATACATTTCTGCAACAGTGCGGTCAATAAACTTGTAATCGTTTTGACGATTAGGACGATAAAGTGACAGTCTTGGCATTATTTTTCCTCAACTGTATTTATCGCCCAAATCAGTTAGGCATAAATGCTTTTGCGTACCCTGCGTACTAATAGCACAAATCCGATGCCTGCA